TGCTTATAAATAATAGCGTGATGGTCGGGGCAGGTCATCTATCGTGAGGAGGATTAGTATCGAGGGTTTCCGAGTATATCACGACTCTTTACTTGAGGTTCTTTAACTCGCCAAGACTTGAGTTGCCAATCGCGATAGTTTCCCTTCCTGCCACGATAACTAGCCACCACCTTCTCATTTTCGAGGTCTACACTGATAATACGAATGGTATCGAGTACTTGACGAGTCATTGTTGTACGACCAGCCTTTTCTTTTCTGACCTTGTAAAGAATTTGGTCTGGTTTGAGGTTTTTAAGTGTTGCCATTTGTTTCTTTCCATTGTATTGATTTAAACTCTTTCAGAATTTTTAGTTTCACAGGAGTTCTGCCTATTTCCTTTCCGTTAATTTCCGTGCAGTAAGGGCTGCAAGTAATTGTTCCATCTGGATTCAGTTTAGTTTGATATGCACCGTCAAAAGTGATGTCGTAGTATCTTATTTGTGTGGTCTGTAAAGAGGAAAATAACTTAGCTACAGCCTCTAAAGGGTAGTGATTTAAAGTTAATACCAACACATCAGGAGGATAAACTACAACGTTTTCTGGGAAGACTTGAAACCCGAAATCTGTAATCTCTTTCAAGTCTTCGGGTAGTTCAAATTTAGTGTTAGGCATCTGTTTTGTTTACCCAATCGTTATTGATTTCAAGCCATTGCTTGAGTTTGTCCATACATTCTACATGAGAATCACCACAAAATGCAACATCAGCGCACAATTCTTCTTCTGGAGGATTAGAGGCGACCCACACCATGATTTTGTAGCGCCCAAATTCTTCAAAATATTGGCGGTAGACATAGTGACCTTGGAAGCGAAATCCGCAAGCTTTTTTCATAGTGTTATTTAGATATAAGAAGACCTCGCAACCGTTAAGTATACGAGGTCTTCGGTTGGTCTAGGCGGCTACGAGGGTAGCGCGACGAACTAGACGGACAATTGAGTTTTTAGCTGCATTTGTTGTTTTGCCTCCTAGCCGTTCATTCATAAAACTAATAGGCGCGTCTTAAGAATCACTGACCTGTCGAAACGTCCTTGCGGCAACCCCCTTGATTTTATGGAGGTTCGGGGTAATGCTCCCCATCCAACCCAGCTATCTTAAAATCTCAGTGACTTTTTTATACTAACACAAGAATTAGAGAGTCACATTATACTTTAGGAGGATATAGTTCCTAACAATTTTATCGAAACCATCTAAAAAATCTTGTTCTAGGTAGTCATTTTTCATATAGTTAAGACCCACACAAATAAACTGCACATTTCCTTGGGTATAGCCTAGATTAGAATCTATTCTATCTAAACTAGCTCCAAAGAAAGGTCTGGTAGTAGGGAACCCTTTAGTACCTAGAGGTAGATGAAGTTCAGTTCCAGTAAACTTACATTTGCCATTTTGGGATTCCCAAAGTTTTTTTAAATATTCACTTGTAAGGTCAAAATTTATCTTCTTTCTTTTTCTTGCAATAGCTACAAAATAATTAAACGGGTTTGCTGCCCTAGTCTCGGACATTATTTGCCTATTTCTAGCCAAGACCTCTTTGTTTTTTGGGGAATTGTTATACTCCTTCTTACTTTTTGAGGATTCGGGGTCTTTCATCCAATAGGAAGATGAACAACTTCGTGAACAAAAAAATCCAGTACCTCTTTTTATCTTCCTATTATATTCGCCAATATAAATATCTTTTTCTTTGCCACACTCTTGACAGACAATTGTTTTTGTATTCATAAAAATCCCATGCTACATATTTACTATAGCATGGAATCACTAGGAGTATTTTTACTGATAAGTCCTACTATCCCCATTATTCACAGGGGTCGCTCCATAGCATCCTTACAAATAGCTTCAAACTCTTGTTTCACTTTCGACTCGAAGCGCGACTCCTCTATGAAATTCTGCTCAGCATCAACTCTGCCCCACATCAGTACATTTTGTCCACCTATACGTTTAGTGCCAAAAGCATATCCAAGCTTGCCTAGTTCATCTCTTGACCAAACATCTACATCAACCATAGTTTGAGTGATTACTGTACCTTTCCATAAAGCTTCTTCTTCTGCCATGAGCAGAGCGATTTTATCGATAGTGTCCTTCATAGTAAAAAGGCTCCTTCAGGAGCCATGTGATGTGTACCAAATCAATCGTGAAACTTAGCGGTTATTAGGAGTCCCGACGTTGATGGAGCCAACTGAGCCAGCTTTAGCCACTTCAGCAGTCAGTGTGCGCTGAGCTTCAATTTCCTTGAACAACTTGGCGATTTCATTGTTGAGTGCGCCATTACGCTCGGTGAGAGATTCGATTTGTGCGAGTTGTTTTGCGGTTGCAGTCTCGTTCTGGCTGATGAGAAGGCTCTTATCTGCTGCATATTCTTTGATTAGACGATGCTGCTCGGTTGCGACTGCCTTTTTAATTTCAGCATCACGTTCTTGCTTAACTGCGGTAAGTTCGGTCTGCAAGGCTTTGTAAACTGAAGATTCCACTGCCTCTTGACCAACCGACTTCAAATACGCATTGATAGTTTCGGACTTCTTCTCTTGAAGTTTCAAATTGAAATCAACTTCAGCCTGACGAGCCTTGGTTTGGTACTGTTCATTCAGACTTTCAATTTCAGCTTTCTTTGCTGCGATATCGCGAGTGAGAGTTTCTGCGGTTTCGTTCAGCCCGTCTAGAGACTTGAATGCTTCTTGGATACTTGCGGTCGCCTTAATAAGAGCTGCTGCTGCTGAAGAAATAACTACGTCGGTATTATCGGACTTGGTTTTAGCTGTTGCCATGTGTGTTTGTTGTTTTACTTTGTTTTATAAGTCTAGGGGATGTAGATGTTTGGTGCATCTGTCTAAAGTTAGGTATAGACGATTGCACCAGTGTTTAAGTCGATAATGCGACGTTTGAGTCGAGGTTCGAGATTACACATAACTTCAAAAAATCTAACCATCCTAGCAAGACTTTCTTCCCCATGATGCCACATTAAAAACCACCGATTATGCTTGGCAGAAAAGAATTGTATTTGGTACATGATTAAATCTTCCGTTTCAAGTCAGCAATCTCTACGGCTAAATCATCGACGCAAGGCTGTGAGTAAGAGTCAGGTACAGAACATTCTTCCGCTAGAGAGTGGGCGGCAGAGATACCTTTATTAAAGCCACTGTCATATACGAACTGAAGATACTTGGCAACTTCAACCTTACTCTTAGAAGACGAAGCTAAAAACTGCTCAACAATAGTTTCGATTTCCATTACAACACCTGAATCAAAATAATGTCGTTGACCAACAATACCAAAAATGCAATAGGAATAATGATTTTGGCAAGTTGCCAGCCCGATTGAGTAAAACGTGCTTCGTGGGCTTCGACAGCTTCACGCGCAATTTGGTCAGTCGATTTGTAAGGCAGGTATACGTCCTTGCTGTTAGTTAGTCGTGCCATAATCAAAAGTCCTCCTGATAGTTGGGGTCAGCAAGCAATGCCAAAACGATTTGTTGCAAACAAATTATAAATGGAAGTAACCTAGCTGAATATTTAGTTGAATAAACGTAATCTTCAGCGAGACGGTCTTGAAGCCAGCCTGAAGCTAGGGAATAGACTTGAGCATCATAATGGTCATCCATACTACTTCTCCGATGAGTAAATTAAGTCGCTTACTTTTAAGTCTTTAGGGAATAATAGTTCATCATTGGTTGTAAAACTGTTTTCCTTGAACAAAACGTAATTTGTTGGTTGAATTGTTAATCTTCCGTTATCAAGTTGGATGAATATGAACTCTTTGGCTTGGTCAGGATAATCTGTGAACCCGTCATCCAGAGGGCAGACAGAAAAGAGGTAAGTTCCTAGAAAGGCTATTTCAGGGTCAATAGCTACCTTGCATCGTAAATTGGCTAGATACCTATATTCGATTGCACTCCAATTTTGGCTGTAGCAATCCCAACGCTGAGCTTGTCTAATGTCCCAAAGGTTAGCGGTAAATGATAACGGGTCTTCAAAAAGTATTGCGTGGGGTGGTAAGTTCCGAAAAACTGCGCCGCACTCCAACATAACATGCAAACCCCAACTTCGACCAGCAACGCTATTGAGTGCAAACCAAACAGCAGGAATATAACCTATGAATTGCTTATGAGTGAAATTGGTGTCTACCCAGACATATTTATGTTTCGGGATGTTTCCTATTGCAATATTTTTCATTGATTATTTTAGATATGAAAATACCCCTAACCTAAGTTCAAGGGGCGCTTCAGTTTGAAATTATCTCGCAAGGTGCTGTACACCTTAATAAGATTGACCATACTGACAAGGCAACTCGCTTTGGGCATCAAATCCCAGCTAATCCTAAGACGGAGCAAGAGCTTATACTAAGGTGAGGTGCAGAGGGTTTACGATACCCTCCGAAACGATGATATGGCTGGATAGCCCTGTCCTAGACCCAACTTCGCAGGGCTTGATTACTTAGGCTCAAGTTACGGCTGGGGTTAGCAGGAACGAACCCACAAATCGAGTATTGACTATTCCTCGAATATCCAGATTGCAAAGAGGGAAATCCTAAGACCACAACCTCTTTGCTTTCGTGTATAAGGAATTTACGATATTCCAAAAACGCTTATGAAAGGATTTGAACCTTTGATGACCACCCTATCGAATATCTGACTTCAGGGGTGTCAATTAGTCAGTCATGCCCTTACTTATTCGGGTTCAGCTTTCAACCGTCCTCAGCCACATAAGATTGGAATAGTGCTGGACATTAGTAGCTCGTTATGAGGAGTTAATGAGCGAAAACGCCGATGACCTCTACGTGTTCCTGCGGTTTATTGCCTATTCACCGCCATCCAGTTGTTTAGTTTGTTTGAAGATACACCTCCGACTTACTAAACATTATTGTGGGAGTGCGTCTTAACGTTTATGTTGCGCCATCAATCATTATTCAATGATTGAGCAAGAGTTTCCATCTGCACTATATCTCCCTCACATTTATTACTATAACTCAACTTCTTTTTCTGTACGTCTATCTGGAGAGGTATTTAATTTGCTTGGATAGGCATTGATATACACCTTACTATTGATTCTGTCAACACGAATCTCGCCAATAGGTAATAGTTGGTCAAACAGTCTAAATTCAACTTCTAAGCTAGCGGCTTCAGATAGTGTCATCTCTGATACAATATCTCTCACACCCAATGCAAAATTAGCGAAGTTCATTGGTATCTCCTTCTAAAACTTCAAGTAGCTTAGCGCGTCGGTAGGCTTGTGATGCGGTTTTGCAGTCCATCGCACTCAACATATCTCGAATAGTGTCACCATCGATGATATAAGCCTCAAATGCTATGATTTGGTCAAATTTACCAAAAGAGATGTCAGGTGGAAATTTTGGTTCAGATTGGGAGGTGGTACTCATTTTTGTCTTTCATAGTATAAATTGGTACTTTAACCAGATGTCCATATTGATTGGCAAGGCTCTCACTGGTAATCAGTACTTGCTCTTGCGTATCAGACTTGACAAAATAATTTCCTAAATCAATGGAATGAAGTTCATCTTCTTTAGAAGTATGAACCATGCACATGACACCAGTGTTGCGAAATTCAAGTCCCATGTTAGTTTTTAATAAAAAGGTCTACAAAGTCTAGCAGAATTTGATAATAATTCAAGTAACCAGAGCCGTTGTTGTGGTCATAAGCAAGAGTGCGAATCTTACTTTTCTGCCAATCTGGGATGTCTAAGTCTTTTAATCCAGACTCAGTTTCAATTAAGTCATCCATAGCTTCTTGAATTGCAACATTATGACCCCGATAAGACTCTTCCAGCTTTTTAGCTTCTTGGTAAGCCGCCTCGTAACGCTCTAGTTCTTCCGCAGCATCTCTATAGTCTTGTGCTGTCGGTTTTTTAGGCAGTTGCCCAATTTTGCGTCGAGGAAGAGCAACATACTTTAATTGAGCTTGAAGCCAATCGAGTTTGGCGCTGATACCTGTAATGTCTGCTGGAATTTCAATAATCATAATTAATCCTTCCAAAATGTTCTGATATTATCTTTGTCTTGCCAGCAGTATCGTGTAAAACAGGCAGAAAAGAAATCTGCTCTAGGACATAAATACCCTCCAGCCGTGTAATTGTTGCTTTTGTGTGTGAATTTACGAAAATGTAGCTTCTGCAAGTCAAAATCGAGCAATGTGGTAGCTGCAATAAAACCAATTTCTTGTGCTTGCGGGAAAACGAACGCAAAAACAATCTTTGAGTCAGGTTTTATCTTCTTAACGAAGCCTAATCCATCCCCAACCTCAGTTTCGAGGAAAATATTCCCTGTTTTAGCTGCCATGTAGTCGGTTTTTACTTCAATTAGTAGGTCTTTTTTGCCAATCACACGAAAATCCCAGCTTTCGTGGATTTGTTGGTCAAGTGTAGCTGGAATGACCTTGTAGTTTTTACTGATGAAGAACTCTTTGACGACTTTTTCACCGAAATTGCCCTTAGCGAAGGACTTTGAGCGCTCAGTTTCGTTTACCACTTGTTAATGTAACCTGTAGTGTCTGCTGTAGGATACTTATGTCCATTTGCAATTAGATTTCGCAACTTTTTCTGCTCTTTTTCTATATTGTATGTAAAAGTAATTTTTGTAATTGGGAAATTGCGGGATGTGAAATGCAAATAAAGAGAGGTATCGGGTAATCTTGCATTTGTTTTACTCATATATCTTAATATCCCGCTTTCTAGCTTCGTTACCATCTGCCCTCCTACCGCACTGCTGACATATACTGCCAGCGCTCACCATACAGCAATCACAGTTTCCGCACCAACCTAATGTTTTGTGAGGTTTACGCGAACGCTCACGATTAGTTAGTCGAGGTTG